CCAGAAGAGCAAGTACCCCGCAAAGCAAAGCGCATTATAAAGATGTGTATGGATGCTTACGATAAAGTTGGCATCGTTCGGAATGTAATTGATTTGATGGGTGACTTCGGCACTCAAGGTATAAACATTGTACATGAGAATAAGAGCGCAGAAAAATTCTTTCAGCAATGGTTTAAAAAGTGCGATGGAAAAGAGAGATCCGAAAGATTCTTAAATAACCTGTATAGAACAGGTCAGGTGTTTACATATAGAAGTACTGCAACAATTACTCCCCAGATAACAAAGTTTATTAAATCTATGGGTAGTGATATAAGAGTTGAGACACCAAGCATAAAGCAGAATGAAATACCTTGGAGATATAACTTCTTCAACCCCCTAACTATAGATATGAAGAATGGAGACATCAATCTATTTTTAGGCAGAAAAAACAACTATCAAATTTCATCAAACTCATTTTTTGACAATTTTAAAGATGGCGCTATTCCGGCGAAACTGCTAGACACTCTACCACCAAACGTTAAAACAGCGTACAAAAGCGGTCAGAAGAAAATCGCGCTAGACCCAGAAAAACTCTCAGTTTATTACTATAAGAAAGACGATTGGCAGCAGTGGGCGCACCCACTTACCTACGCCATCTTAGATGATATCATCATGCTGGAAAAGATGAGGCTTGCTGACTTATCTGCGCTTGATGGAGCGATATCCAATATCCGACTGTGGACAATTGGTAGTCTAGATCATAAAATATTACCAAACAAAGCGGCTATCAATAAATTAAGAAATATCCTAGCTAGTAATGTTGGGGGAGGTACAATGGAGCTTGTTTGGGGTCCAGAGCTTTCTTATACAGAGTCAAACAGTCAAGTGTACAAGTTTTTAGGTTCTGAAAAATACACATCCGTACTAAACAGTATATACGCTGGACTTGGAGTTCCCCCAACCCTGACGGGTATGGCTACAAATGGTGGCGGATTTACAAATAACTTTATATCCCTTAAAACTCTTGTTGAAAGATTACAGTACGGAAGAGATCAACTTACAAAATTCTGGGAAAAAGAAATTGAAATTGTAAGAAAAGCTATGGGATTCAGGAAGCCAGCACATGTTGTTTTCAATCATATGAGCCTTTCTGATGAGTCAGCAGAAAAGAATCTCTTAATTCAACTTGCTGATAGGGATATTATTTCTCATGAAACCGTTCTTGAAAGATTTAAAGAAATACCATCGGTAGAAAGAATGAGACTACAAAGAGAAGATAAAGCTAGAGATAAAGAAAAAATGCCAGATAAGGCAAGTCCATTCCACAACGCTAACCATAAAAAAGATCTTGAAAAGATTGACAAGCAGGCTAAACAAGCTAAACAGCAAGAGGGTAAGAAAAAAGAGGTTAAAGAAAATGGTCGTCCTCCACTTACTCCAGATGAGGGACCAAGAAAGAAAAGAATTGAAACACCCAGAAGTAAGCCGGGAGTTGCAGAACTTGTTGTGTGGTCTACATCTGCACTTGAGTACACTGAGAATATAAATAAGGGGTATTTAGAAATAAAGGAAAAGTCTAACGCCAGACAGTTGACGAAAGACGAGTCTAAAGAACTAGAAAATATTAAACTAGCAGCTTTTCTCGCTCTTGAGCCTATGTGTGAGCTTTCAGATAAAAATTTACACAAAGCATTGTCTTCAAATAATTTAGTACCCAAAGAATATAAACAAATAAGAGCCAATAGTACCACTATGGATAGCTATAAAAAGATGGTTGTGGGGCTTTATGTGGAGCGATTTGTTAGCGAAAAATAGCGTTTTGAGAAAAAAATAAATATTTTGTGTATAATGTTCTGAGGTAAAAACATGATTAAAATTTTTCAAAAAGAAATAGACGATGGCATTGGCGATCTCGTTAAGAGTACTGCCAGTGTTGCGTATTGTTCCGAGGCTACAGTTCACACTGGCGATATTGTTGCTGCCAAAGAGATTATTTCAGACAAAGAAGTGCTAAATAAAGTTCTTGCTGAGAATAAAGACCAAATAGACTTGCATTATATTGAGTCTGTTTTGGTTTCTTGCGGGTGGAACAAAAATGATGACGTGTTTATGCCGGAACCAACTTGGGCGGCAAGAAATACCCCAGAAGACAAACAATTCAATTTTATGCACGATGAAAATGATATCATTGGGCATATCACGGGAAGTTACGTCTTAACTAAAGACGGTAAGGCTGTTGCAGATGACGATGATCTAGCTAGACCAGACGAGTTTGACATAATCACTCAAGCGGTGCTTTACAATAGCTGGACAGGAGAAGAAAACAGAGACCGTATGAAAAATATCATTGCCGAGATGAATGAAGGCAAGTGGTACGTTTCTATGGAGTGTCTGTTTGCAGGATTTGACTACGCTTTACTAAATGAAGAGGGAGATGCTAAAGTATTAGCTAGGGGCGAAGACTCTGCATTCCTAACTAAGCATTTACGTGCTTATGGAGGAAGTGGACAGTATGAAGGATATAAAGTAGGTCGTGCGCTTAAAAATATTTCCTTTTCTGGCAAAGGCTTGGTTTCAAAACCAGCCAATCCAAGAAGTGTTATACTAAATAATAAAAGCACAGCTAAGTTTAATTTTAACGAATCTGATTCTAAGTTTCAAATAGGAGATTTCAAAATGTCAGACACATCACTGTTAGAAAAGCAGTTGGAAGATGTGAAAGCACAGCTTTCTCAGGCCAAATCTGAAAATGAGGCCATCAAAGCTCAAATTGAAGAAGCTAAAGACAAAGAGTTCGCTTCCAAGGTGGAAGTATACGAGTCTGAAGCTAATCAAAGTCAAGCAACAATTACAGAACTTGAAGACAGTATTAAGTCTACTCAAGCTCGCGTTGCTGAACTTGAAGATTCACTCGCATCATCTCAAAGTGAGCTTGCAGAAGCCATGAAAGAGATGGACGAGATGAAAAAGAAAGAGAAAATGGAGAAAAGAAAAGCTTCGCTCGCAGAAGCTGGTCTTAACGAGGAAGAAGTGGAAGAGTCCATTGCAAATTTTGATGCACTAAGCGAAGAGGCATTTGATGCCATCGTAGCTATGATGAAGAAAAAGGAAGACGAAAAAGCAATGAAAGATAAGCCAATGGCAGAAGAAGATGCTGAAGCAGCAATGCCTCCAGCACTCAAAGAGGCTCTGGAAAAGAAGAAAGATAAAGAAGCAAAGGCTGACGAAGTAGAAGAAGAAGTAACAGCAGAAGATTTTGAAGGTGTTCAAACTTCTGAAGCTACTCTTGTTGAGTCAGACGAATATGATGAAGTAGAAGCTACCAGAGCTAGCGTAGCTGCTTGGTTTGATAACAACAGAATTTCTAAATAATTTAAAGGAGATTTAACAATGGCTCTTAAAGCAGATAGATACGAAGAATCAACAGATATCTCGTTCTTTTATAACGAAGGTACAGCCACTCGTGGTGGCGTTGTAATTCTCGCTGACCAAGGCTTGGCTTCTGGTGCAGCAATGGATCAGGGTGAAAACCTTGTAAAATATGGAACAGCTACAAAAAGTGATGTTCCTGTCGGAATTCTTCTTAACGATGTGGTTAATAAGGATTTAACGAGAACTCATCTTAACCAACATAAAGATGAAGTTCAAAAAGGTGGTAAAGTTACTATTATGACTCGCGGTTGGGTTGTTACAAGTAACATCACTGGCTCACCAACTCCGGGTAAAGTAGCTTATGCAGACTCAGCAACGAAAGGTAACATTTCGGTGCTAGCCGGTACTGCACAGGCATCTGGAAACTTGGCTATTGGTCGTTTCATGTCTAATAAAGACGCAGACGGTTACGCTAAAGTTTACGTCAACCTTCCTAACCACGGCCTTAGCTGAACATTAATCTAACAGGAGATAAATACAATGTCATATAAAGAAAGACCAAGTGAAGAGTTTATCACATTGCTTCGCCGCTCTGGTGATAATGATCAAAATGTAGCTTTCGCCGCTCAAAGAGAGTTTGCGCAAGCTTTGGAACTTCCTCTGCGCAAA